CCCTGCCGCAACGGCGAGCCGGTTCGCCGACAACCGAGATCGGTACAGCCACGGTGGGACGGAAACCCCGAGGTGCTTCCCGGGGTGACGGTCAGCGAACCGGGTGTCACATGGCGCACCTGGGCGGATCGACTGTTGAAAAAGGCGCAACAGGCGCTGGCCCGGGAGTCGGAGGAGATCCGGTGGCTGGAAAGTCGAGGCATCGGTCCCGTCCTGATCGACCGATACCGCCTGGGATGGCTGACGCACGATCTGCGGGTGGACCGAGGCGAATTGGGCCTGCCGGTGGAAGAGGAAAGAAAACGGTTGTGGGTGCCCGGCGGCCTGGTGATCCCGATCTTCGATTCGAACGACGGTATACACCGGCTGCGGATCCGCAGGCCACCGGCGGCCAGGGAAAAATTTCTGCCCGACCGCAAGTATGTCTGGATCAAAGGCAGCGGCAACCTGCCCTTAGTGTTGCGGCCATCAGGCTCCCTTCGGGGGGCGGTGATCGTCGAGGCCGAACTGGATGCCATGGCCGTGGCCGCTGCCCATGAGGACGTGCTGGTGGTGGCCCTGGGCACGGTGGCCGGCGGGATCGATGTCGGCCTGCAGGCCATGCTCGAGGAATGCCCGGTGATCCTCGTGGCCCTGGACGCCGATCCGGCCAGGGAAGGCAAACCGGGGGCGGGGCCGGCCTCGGTCAAGCGGTGGCGGCAGAGTTTCCGGCAGGCGCGGTTCTGGCCGATGCCCGCCGGCAAGGATCCCGGTGATTTCGTCCGCGATCATGGCGGCGACCTGCACCAATGGGTGGAGTCCGGCTTGCCGCCGGCACTGCCGGGTCCCGCTTCCGCGCCCCAGGACAGTTTTTCTTCTCCTGAGCGACGCTCGTCGGGGGAAGGGGGGAAAGATTTATTTTTCGATGTCGTGCCGGCCCTGGACGATATCGAGGTCTTCGCCGATCTGCTGCGCGCCGAGTCCGGGGCGGTATGGTACGGAAGCGGGCCGTGCGGCGAGTTGGTGGTGCGGTTCCGGCGCGAAGCCGAAAATCTCGAGGCTTTTGTGCAACGAGGTCGGATCACCCGGATCATGTACGGCGGCGGTGCGGTGGCGGAGCTTTTGGAGCGGCTTCCGCGCGGTCGATACATTGGCGCTGACGCGCTTCTACAACTGCAAAACGAGGTTACCGATGCAGCATAACATGGACAAAATCAAGAAATCCTGCCGGGACAAGAAGCGGTATGCCAGCCGGAATGCGGCAAACCGTCGAGCCATCGAACTCAACCGCAAGGGCGTCCGGATCAAGCCCTATCAATGCCCCGCCTGCGGCGGATGGCACATGACGCACCGCTCACCGGCGGCGGTGCTCAATGAAGCTTTTATCGAAGCCGGTATGGGGCCGGTATATCTTTGATTTCGGGAGGGACAACAATGGAAAAGGCAATCGGAATCGTCGGCCAGGGTATCGATGAACGGGAGGCACAAGAAAAGAAAACTGCTGAGGCAGAACGGTATTGGACACTCCTGCTCGAAATCGGCGAGGTCCTCGATTCCTGTTTCGACGCGGCATGCGACGTGGCCCGGGTGCCAGCGATGGCGCGCGAAACGATCGCCAGCCTGCGCGACGACACCGCGCGGTCTCGACAACAGGCGGAACGACTCGCGGGAGAAAACACGGTGCTGGCGAATCGGGTGTCCGAACTGGAACAACGCCTCGAGGGCATAGAGGAATGGGAAAAAATACCCGCATTCCAGGGGCTGGTGAAAAGCGTTTATGGGAGCGACCTGGTCCGAGACCAACTGGCGGATTTCGCGCTCAAGGTGCTCCAGGGCCAGGTAGGGATTGTCCACCGGGATGCCTAAAACATTACCTATGGAAACCAATCACCAGCCACTGCAAAATCTGGCCTCGATTCAGCCCCTTTGTGCCGATTGTGGCAATTCTTTTCCGCAGGGTCCGGAACAGTCGAGCCTGTGCCCGAAATGCGATGCCAGGATGCAGGCCTCCGGCAACAAATGGCAGGAGCAATCGGGAGAAAAGCGATGATCAGGTCAATCTTCGTTCTCCCCAGACGTGGCTTGATCGGCGGCCGTCCAGTGGGGGCCGATTACATGACCACCATTCATGACCGGGCCAGAAGATTGGATCGGGCCTGCCGGGAACGTGGTGCCCGGCTCGCCAACGATGATGAACGGCAGATGACATTGCCCTTCCCGGAAGGGACAGCAACGCTCATCAAGAAGCAAAGCGTAACTCTCGGGACAAAAAAATGAAAATCGAGCAGTTGAGTCCATTGGAAATCAACGGATATACGGCGAATGCGCGAACGCATGGCATAGACCAGGTGGCGCAGATTGCCGCATCCATCCGAGAGTTCGGGTTTAACCAGCCGATTTTAATCGATGAAACATCAACGATAATCGCCGGACATGGCCGGCTTGCCGCTGCGGATATTCTAGGGCTATCGTCCGTTCCATGCATTCGACTGTCTCACCTGAACGAGAATCAACGACGGGCATATATCATCGCCGACAACAAGATTGCCGAAAATGCAGGTTGGAACAAGAGCCTGCTCCAGTCTGAATTGGCGGAACTTGCAGGCTTGATCGACGTGAGCTTGCTTGGATTCTCTGAGCAAGAACTGCTTGAGCTGTTGCCGCTTGAACCTTCAGGAGGTTTGACCGACCCGGACGCTGTCCCCCCTGTTCCGGACAATCCTCAAACCATACCTGGTGACATATGGCTTCTCGGTCGGCACCGGCTCATGTGCGGCGATTCGACGAACACTCGGGATTGGATGCGACTGTGTGGCGGAACCGGCGTTCTGCAGTGGTTTTGGACGGATCCGCCTTATAACGTCAATTATGGCGACAAGGCAAAGTCCCTCAACAAGGCCCGGAAAGGGCACCGGAACTGTGACAAGATCCTTAACGACCACATGGCGTCGGATGAATTTTACCGCTTCTTGTCCTCCATGTTTACGGCTGTGCATGAGATGCTGGAGCCTGGCGGCGTCATCTATGTCGCCCACTCGGAAACCGAGCGGGCCAATTTCACCCTGGCTTTTGAGAATGCCGGGTTCAAACTGTCATCAAACATCATCTGGCGCAAAAACCAGCTTGTTCTCGGCCGTTCCGACTATCAGTACATGCATGAGCCGATTTTATACGGATGGAAAACCGGGGCAGGGCACTTTTGGTGCGGTGGCCGGAAGAAAACGACCATGGTCGACTTGGCGAATGATGCCGGTATATCGCGATCCGATTCAGGGAACTACCTGCTGACAATTGGCGATGACGTGATCGAGATCGACAAGGGGGCCGTGGTTGAGGTGACTCCGTCATCGGTGATGTCGGTTGACAAGCCAAAACGCAACGATGTGCATCCAACCATGAAGCCCGTCGGATTGGTCGAACGATGCCTCAAGTGTTCCGCGAAGAATGGGGCCATTGGCGGGGATGCCTTTGGAGGATCGGGAACGACGCTTATTGCTGCGGAACGGTTGGGGCTCTCCTCGCGTGTCATGGAGCTGGCGCCGAATTATTGCGATGTCATCGTGCGCCGGTGGATTGAGCATACGGGTTTGCAAGCGATCAATGAGATTACCGGGAATTCGTTTAAGGTTTGAACGTGGACTTCGCACAGGCACTTGAGAAGGCCGACAAGGACGGAAAGGTACGGTTGATCACCTTCCACAATGCGGTTGTAACCTGCACCAAGGAATACCAAGTGAATCCGACGGCTGTAAAACTGAGCGACCTCAGGGCGGCAGAGGATGCGCTTAATCAGGAAATTGGAAAACAGAGGGGCGATGGAAGAAAAGACGGGATTGGAACCAAGTTCAAAAACCGATCGGTAGCCTGGCGCTGGGCCGAGGATCAACTCAAGGGCAAGGGCGCGGCCCTGTCACAGAGAAAGTTTTACGACGATGGTACCGTAGGCAAATACCTGGTCTATCCCGACAAGAGCGTGTCGCGGTCATCGGTGGCCGAATACCTGTTGCAGGTCCTCGGCGATGCTCCTGTGGTCGACCTTGACCTGGTCGACAGGAAACAGGAAAAGGATCGCCTTGAATTGCGCAAGCTGGAACTTGAGGTTGACCGACTTGCCATAAAAGCCAGGTCGGAAGATCGGGAATGGATGCGAACCGACGATCACTGGGCGCAGCTCATGGCCGGCTACAACCTGATGCGAGGGGCTTTGGAGCACTTTGCCCGGGTATCGGCAACAGAGATAGTGCTCGAGGCGGGTGGAGACTATCACCAGGGACCTATGATCGCGGACAAGGTGGTGGAGCTGGTGATCAACAAGGCCTTTAATGAGTTGGCCGGGATGCGGATAGATTCCGGAGAGTTTGAAGCGGAAGAGGAGAGCGGTGATGAGCGAGAATGATGCAATTTTGGTGGGAGTGGACGAAATCTCCAGATTCATGCGGGTGAGCCCAACCAACCTGCGTCGGCTGCGAAAAAAATATGCCGACATTCCCATCCATCAGGAGAGCCCTACGGCGCAACTATGGGCCGACAAGGAGACTTTGTCCTCCTGGCAGCGGCAGTTGTGCGCCGGAAAGTCGCAGATGATTATCACCCATCAAAACTAGTCAAGCGCCAAGAACAACCAACATCAACCAACCCCCGCCAAGATCAACCAACGTCAACCAACGTCAACAAAGACCGATACCCCATAAAAACACCGTGTAAGATCGGCTCGGAAATCAAGTTCCAGTCGTTCCCACTGCCGCCGGCAGCGTCCTGCTCAACGCCTGGCGACGAGGACCTCAACACGGTGCCCGATGGCCGATCCTGCCCGACAACTGGCGATAGCCGCCCCGGTGTTCAGGCTGTATCCCTGTGCTCCTGCTGGTGTCCGCCGTCGACTTTCCGGCCGGAGCGTCACCTCTGATCGTTGCCCGGTCATCGCCTTTCCCCGTCACCTGCGCAAATTCATCGCCACCCCCGAACGGATCACCGCCCTCGAGTTTGCCGAGCGTTACCGCATCGTCACCGACGGCGCCCATCCTGGCCCGTGGAGGCGTGAACATGCCCCCCACACCGCCAAGATCCTCATCATCTTTGGCAATCCTTGGACGCGCGAGATCTGGTACTGCGGCGTCGACCAGTCCGGGAAAACCATCACCCTCACTAATTGCCTGGCATGGTCAATCGAGCAGTTATCCGGCGATATTTTCTATCTTATGCCATCCGAGGAGACGGCGAAAAATATCGTCGACCAGAAACTGCGGCCGATGCTCGAGCAGTCGCCACATCTGCGCGGCTACCTCAGCCCACGAAAGGATGATACCGCCATTACCCGTATCCGCTTGGCAAATGGCAAGACCGTCCGTCCATCGTGGGCCTCGAGCGCTTTGGCAACGGCCACATGGTCCGCCCAGGCCTATTTTTGCGATGAAGTTGACAAGTTCGCCTTTGCCACCTCGACCAGCAATGGCTCAGGCGGTGAGGGCGGCCAGAGGGGCAAGGAAAAGGACCCCATTACCGCTATCCGACTGCGTGCCCGTACATTTCGAGGCCGTGAAAAAGGTTTTTTCTGCTCCACTCCAGCAGGTCGATTCATCCGCAAAGGTACAGAGGCTTGCCATCAAGTATGGGAATGGCGGTTGTGTTGCCCGCATTGCAATGAACTGATCCGTCCAGAAGGCAAGCACCTTGCCCTTGACGACACCGCCACCGTCGAGCAGATCGAGCACGACGGCGTTGCCCTTGCCTGCCATCGATGCGGTGGATTGATGGATGAGCAGCAGCGCGTCCATGCAATTCGCGGTGGTTGTTGGGTTGCGATCAAGGGCGCTGATCTCGCCAGGCCGGAGCGGGTCGGGTTCATTCACCGCGCCTGGGATTGCCTCGACGTAACCCTCAAGGAAATCGGCGTGGCCTGGCTGAAAAACCTGGTCGGCAAACACACCGATAAAATCGCCTGGGCTAACGGTGTTGAGGCCGATGATTATCAGGTCGAACTGAAGGATCGTGATGAAGATTACATCCTGCGGCTGAAGGACGAAAGCCTGCCCCGACGGGCGGTGCCCAGTGACACCTCCTGCCTGCTACTCCTGGTCGATACCCAGAAATATGGCTTCCGTTATCAGGTGTGGGCCTGCGGCTGGGGCGAGGACATGACCGTCAGCGTGATCGACCGGGGCATGGTGCGTGGATTCGCCAACCTGGTGGACCTGGCCGAGCGGGACTGGCTGGATGCCGCCGGCAATGTGCACAGGATCGCGGCCGGCTGGATCGATTCCGGCGGCGGTACCGATCCCTATCATCCCAAGCACAGCCGAACCCGCGAAGTCTATCTCTTCTGCAAGAAACACCCGCTCTTCTCCCCGATCAAGGGCCGCAGGACTCAGAGCATGCCCTGGAACATCACCCGGCTGGAGTACCTGCCGTCACGATCCGGCAAGAAGGTGCCCATTCCCGGCGGCCTCAATCTCTATACCCTGAACGTGACCATGTACAAGAACGACGTGGCCACCACCCTGGCCATTGAGTCCGGCGATCCGGGCGGATTCCGTTTGCATGCGGAGATCGGCAAGGATTACGCGGCCCAGATGTGCGCCGAGTACCAGGATGATCGGGGATACTGGATCTGTCCGGAAGGTAAGGACAACCACGATTGGGATATCTCGGTCTACGGCATGGCGGCGATCGACATCATGGGTATCCGCGACTGGAAACCCGAACCGGAGGAACCGGAAGCTCGGCTCGAACAATCCGCTCCCAAAAGGAGGCGATGGTAGATGTATTTCGACACGGTTGAGGAATACACCACGGAGATCGCCCTGGTACGGCTGTCGATCCACCGAACCCTGGAGAGCCAGAAATATGGCCGGAGTGGATCCGGCGTGGCCTCGGAAAGCCAGCGGGTCGAGTTGAATACCCTGCGCGACTATCTGCGGGATCTGATCGGCGAGCGTGACCTGCTGCAAGGCTCCACCGATGCGCCTGTGACCAGGGTGTACGCCAAGGCGGGGAGGCGGTTTTGAGATTCGACGGGACGCGGGCACTTGCCACGGTTGAACGGATTATCGACCGCACGGTCGGGGTGCTGATGCCCGGGCTGGAAAGCCGGATGCTGCAAGCCCGCATCCGCAACATGAGCCTGCGCCAGTATGCGGCGGCCAAGGAGTCCCGCCTGCTTGGCGACTGGGTTCCGGTGGGCACGGACATCAACACCCTGATCCGCACCAGTAATCCCACGGTTCGCAACCGGACCCGGCAGCTGGTGGGGGACTTCGCCTACTTTGCCCGCGCCGCCAAAAACCTGGTGGATTTCACGGTGGGGGAGGGCATCGCCTTCCAGAGCCGGGTCACCCGAACCACGGGCAAGGGCGGCAAGGCGGAACTGGATTCCAGGTCCATCGGTCAAATCGAGGATGCGCGCAAATGGTGGATGGACGAATGCGATGCCGCCGGTCGACTGCACTACTTCGAGATGGAGCGGATGTGGCGCCGCCAGGACGTGGTCGATGGCGAGAGCCTGCTGGTGTTCGTCTGGGACAAGCGGCCCGGCCGTTACCTGCCACTGGCCCTGCAGGCCTACGAGGCTGATTGGCTGAGCAGTGAGTTTTCCGTTGCCCAGGGCGACAACCTGGTCGACCAGGGATTGGAATTTGACCGGCGCACCGGCCGGGTGGCGGCGGCCCACTTCCGGGTGCCGGATGGTTTCTCCCCCCTGACCGGCAGTGTCCGCAGCCAGCGGGTGCCTGCCGAACATTTCGTGCACGGCTTTGAGTCGCTGCGGCCCGGCCAGCTGCGCGGCATCAGCCCGTTCACCCCGGCGATTCTCCTGGCGGACGACCTGCAGGAGTTCATCGGCGCCAACATCGATCGGGCCAAGATGGCCAGTAAGTGGCTGGCTTTCGTGGAAACGGCGGATATCGCCCGCTGGCAGCATGGGCGCACCACCAAGGATCCGGAAACCGGCCACCGGCTGACCGTCCTTGAAAACGCGATCATCGATTTCATGAAACCGGGCGACAAGGTCAACGTCAATACTGCGGATGTACCCGGCGAGAGCTTCTCACCATTCGCCAAGTTCATCCTCCAGATGCTGGCGGTGAGCGTGGGCGTTCCCTACGAGATGGTGGCCGGCGACTACGGCGGCCTGAACTACAACACCACGCGCACGGTCCGCAACGATTTTGCCAAGGCCACGCGACCGATCATCCGCCGGCATTGCCGTCAGTTCGGCGTCCAGGTGAACCGGGCCTTCTTCGATGCCCTCTACCTGGCAGGCAAGATCGACATGCCCGGGTATCAAAAAAATCCGCGCCACTGGCAGGAAGGATTGTGGCAGCCGCCTGGAGTCGAGCCGCTCGATCTGCTTCGTGAAAGCCGGGGCCAGATCGATCTGGTGAAAAACCTGCTCTACAGCCCGCAGGAAATCATCATCGGCCGGGGCCGTGATCCGGAAGAGGTGCTCAACGAGATCCAGGAGTTCAAACGAATGGTAGAGGCGCGCGGACTGTCCCTGGAAGAGGTATCCACCGCCCTGCAGTCCAACCCGGCGGCGGTTGCCGGCAATCCAACAGCGGCAAGTAAGCAAGAGGAACAGCAATGAACCTGCACCAGCGCGCAACCTTGCGCTCGTTCTATCCGGGAATGTCCGACCTTGCCCGAGGCCTGCCCAGGGTTATGCGGGCAGGATACACCACCAGGGCTGTTTCCCTGGGGTCGGCTCAAGATCCGGACAATATCAGGTGGATCCTGGCCACCGAGCAACCGGCGCTGGTCTATGACTGGCAGCTCGACCGCGTGGTGAACGAGGTGCTGCTCATGGATGGTGTCGTTTATCCGCACAACCAGCAGGTACCCTTGCTTGATTGCCACAACCGTTGGACATGCGACGATCAGTTCGGGTCCGTTTCCGGATTCAAGGCGGACATGGCCGGAGAGTTCAGGGCCATCAGCGGCTTGGTGCGGTTTGCTGCTGACGAGCGCTCGCAGCGCACCCGGCAAAAGGTTTTGGACGGGCACCTCACCGACGGTTCCGCTGGGTATCGGGTACTGGCGTCCATCTGGATCCCCGATGAAGTCGAGGCCACCGTGCTGGGGAGAACATTTAGAGGGCCGCTCAAGGTTTCGACCGAGTGGGCCTTACGCGAGTTCACGTTAACGCCAATAGGCGCGGATAGCTTGTCCAAGTACATGGGCGCGGCTGGCCAATTGGCATAAGAGCGGCCCATAGCCGCATGATAGGGCAATAGCCCATAACGGGAGAGGTAAAAATGAATCCCAAACTGAGAGCATTACTTTTGGCCAATGGTCTCCGCGCCGATGCCACCGAGGACCAGGCGTGGGCGTTCTGGGCCGATCTGCAGACACGCGGACTACAGTTCGAAGGCCCGGAACGGATTGAAATCGATGGGCAGCGCTCCGAACCTGCTGCCCCGGCAACTCCGCAGGCGGCACAAGGGCCAGCACCGTCCCCTGCCCCATTGCCGGCGCCGGCGAGTACCCGCGCCGATGACGGCTTCGCCCGGGCACTGGAGATCATGGAATTGTGCAACCGGCACGGCATCGAGGGCGAACAGCGCCAAGCTCTGCTCAAGCCCGAGGTGACCCTGGACCAGGCCCGCTCCATCGTGCTGGACACACTGACCCAACGCACTGCGGTGCATCATCCCGGTTTTGCTCCGGCGCCCCAGGTTGTGGTCGATGAGCGCGACAAGTTCCGGGCCGCCGCCTGCACCGGCCTGTTCCTGCGGTGCGGCCTGCCGCTTGAGGGCGAACGCGGATTGACCGTCGCCCTGGAGGGCTGTGGCTGGAAGGTGGACCGGGCGCGTGACGTGGGCCGGGATTTCATCGGTTATTCCCTGCGGGAGATTGCCCGCGAATGCCTGCGCAAGGCCGGGCAGTCGGATGGTGGCGATCCCATGGAGATGATCGGCCGGGCCATGACCGTGAGCGACCTGCCCGTCCTGATGAGCAACGTGGCCAACAAAGCCCTGTTCGAGGGGTATGCCGCCACCGACGAGACCTGGGAGATCTGGGCGGATGGCACCGGATCGGTTCCGGACTTCAAGCAGAATACCCTGGCCATGGTCTCGGAATTCGACGATCTGGACCAGATCAAGAACGACACCGGCTACAAATACGGGGATCGGGGCGATGCCAAGGAGGTGTATCAGATCGGCACTTTCGGCAAGCTCGCGGCGATCACCCGCACCACGATCATCAATGATGACCTCATGGCCATGGCCGACATGTACATGAGCATGGGCGAGGCCGCCAGCCGCAAGATCGGCGACTGCGCCTATGGCGTGCTCATCGCCAATGCCGCCATGCGCGACGGCAAGGCCTTGTTCCATGCCGACCACAAGAACCTCGGCACTCCGGGAGCGCTCGGTGAGGTCACAATCGCCGAGGCCATCAAACTGGCCGGGCTACAAAAAGGGCTCAAGAGCAAGCAGGCGCTGAACATCTCCCTGCAATACTTCATCGGCCCCAAGTCCATCGAGGGTTCGTCCGAGATCTTCTTCGCCTCGAATCAGTTTTCTTCAGACGACAAGGGCAGCACCCGCACCAACATCTACGGCGGCACCCGTTTCCAGCGGGCCTACGACGCCCGGCTCGATGAGGCCAGCCCGACCACTTATTACTTTGCCGGTCCCAAGCGGAAAACCGTGCGCCTCTTCTTCCTCAACGGCAACCGTACACCCTGGCTGGAGGCCAAGACCGGTTGGACCACCGATGGGGTCGAGTACAAGGTCCGTATCGATGTGTGCGGTAAGGCCGTTGATTGGAAGTCCATGGTCAAGAACGCCGGAGGCTGATCCGGATAACAACATGGGTGCGGTCTCCGCCGTGCCCGCAATGGAGAACAGTTATGGAACGTAGAGGACTCGAGCCCGCCAAGCGGCTGGCCTATTTTGAATACGACTTCGCCGTCGATGGCGGCACGATCGGGGATATTACCCTGCGCGGTGACAGCCTCCCCGAGGGGGCGGTGATCACCGGGGGAATGGTGCATGTCAAGACGACCTGCACCGGCGGTGCCTCGGCCTCGATTTCCCTGAAAGTGGAAAGCGCGGCCGATGTAATGGCGGCGACCACCATGGCCGGCATGGTCACCAATGCCCTGTTGGACGTGGAACCCGATGGGACGGCAGCCCATGCGGTGCGGACCACGGAAAACGGTAGGCAGGTGGTGGCCACCATCGCCACGGCCGCCCTGACCGCCGGCAAGTTCATCGTGGCCCTGGAATACCTGTAACCCATGATCGATACCGACGAGACCCTGAGGTTTACCCTGGAGGATTTCGGAGTGGAGGCACTGGTCAATGGCGGGCCGAAGTCCATCGTGGTGGATCCCTATCTGGACGGTTCGACCGAGTTCAACGGGGAAACCGTCGACCATTCCGGGCCGTTCGCCATTGCCTCCAGAGCCGATGTCGATGGTTTGGCCGCCGGCGACCACGGTGTCACGCTGACAATCAACGGGACCGACTACACCCTCCTGGCCATCGATCCGGATGGTCAGGGAGGGGCGGTGCTGAGTTTGGAGGAACAGCCATGATGCGTGCCGATATCGTCAATTCTATCAAGGGATTGCTTGAGGCAACCGGTGTCTTTTCTTCTGTCTGCGGCATTGGAAGCGAAAAGCCGGGATACCCTTTGGTCAGGGTCTGGGCCAACGGTTGCCCGCAAACCAACATCGAGAACAGCCCCCGGGCGATGATTGACCTGCGGGTGGCGGTGCAAATCGAGACGCATCCGGTGTTGGACTCAAATGGAAACAGCGACGAAGCCGGTCTCTACGACTTGGTGGATAGCGCATTCAAGGCGCTGCACAATATGAAGTTGCCCGGTAAGGGGTCACTGCCCCTCATTGTGTTCGATCATCCGGGATTGAGCACCTACGAACAATCCAAGCCTTTGGTTTACCTGATACAGGTTTCTGTCCGGGTGGTTCCAGAGGCGTTTTCAACGATTTGATCAAGGCAGATTGCCTGGAGGTAACCTATGGAACGCACACAACAAGGCATAATCCTTGGCGGGGATCTGTACTTCGACTTTATGACCGCCGCCGGCGTCTCGACCGGCTTCGAGCTGGTCGGCAACGCCACCAAGCTGGTCCCCAAGGTCGAGACCGAGACCATCGACGCCAAGCTCAACGGCAAGCTCACCCTGGGGCAGACCGGTAAATCCTACACCAAGATCTCGGATGCCACGATCTCCTTCTCGATGAACATCTACGATCCCAAGATCGTGGCTGCCTACTTCATGGGCTCGGCGGTGGATATCACGGCGGCCTCCGGAGCCTACACGGCGACGATCACCGGCATCCTCGACAAGTGGGTTGATCTCGGCCACCTCGACCTGACCACTTGTGTGGTTAAGGATGCGACCGACACCACCACCTACGTTGCCGGCACCGATTACGAGGTCAACACCGGCCTGGGCATGATCAAGGTGATCAGCGCGGCCATTGATGGCGACGAACTGCACATCAGCGGCAACAAGGCGGCCCAGTCCGGGATCAAGATCACCGGCGCCACCTCGCCGATCATCAATGTCGGCCTCTACCTCGACGGCAAGAACTATGTCGAGGGGACCGAGGTCAAACTGCGGGTCTGGCAGGCCCAGATCAGGGCTGAGGGGGATTTCGACCTACTCGCCCAGGGCGGCTTCCCCGAGCTGTCCTTTTCCGGCAAGATGCTGACCCCGGCCGGCAAGACGTACCCGTTCGAGTTGCGGTGATTTTGTCGATCAAAAATAGCCGTCGATGAGACGCAAGCTGATTTGTGTCTCACCGATGCATCACAATGAGGAGCACCGATGCAAAAAGTAAAAGTTATCGAGATCGGACCAGAGTCGCATCGCAAGTCGTTCACCCTCAAGGAGCTGAACACCAGGGTGGTGTGGGATCTGCTGAACAATGAGCAAGGCAAAGGGTCCGCCCTCTTTGTCGACCGTTTCCGGCACCTGATGGGCCTGGCCTGCCCGGAACTGACCCAGGAGGTATTACTCGATCTCTACCCATCGGAGATTGAGGAGCTGTGGCAAGGATTCGAGGAGGTGAACGCCGCTTTTTTGGGGTGGGTGCGCCGGATCGGCCTGGATCGGGCGCTGATCGACGCGGTGGCCGAGGTCGTGAAGACCTCGATCGGGCAATTTGCCGCCTTATTACCACCGGGCACGGTCCAATAGTGTGGGAGTATGGGTTCGGGTTTTTCCTGACCGCTCTCAAGGCGATGGGTGAGGTCACGGCATGAGCAGCTTGAAGAAAGCGATCACTCCTCGGGCGGCGATCATCGCCAGCGGTACCCCGAACACGACCGCAAACACCAGCAATTTGCTGGGTTGTAACGCGTCCAGGCCAAAATAGGCAAGCGGCCCGGCAAGTACGATCAGGAGCAGGATACAAAGGTCACGGCTCATGGCGAATCGCAGCAAAATAGAGGTTGTCCTTTCGGCGATCACTCAAGGGTTTGAGAGTAGATTACGCTCAGCCACCACCGCTGTCAAGGGGTTGGGCGATTCGGCCATGCAGGCGGAGCGCGGCGGGTTGTCTGCCGCAAGGCGCGGGGTGCTGTCCATCTCCAACCAGTTGGAGAACCTGCGTAATGCCGCTGTCGCCGCCTTCTCGGTCAATGCGGTGCGGGGGTACGCCGCCCAGTTCGTGTCTACCGCCGACGCCATGCGTAACATGGATCAGCGGCTCTTGCTCACCGCCAAGAACACCAATGACTATGCGGCGGCACAGAAAACCGTGGCCGATGTGGCCGCCGCCTCACACCAGGGGCTGGCAGAGGTTTCCACCCTCTACACCAGAATGGCGCTGGCAACCGCCAACCTCAACGTCAGTCAGCAAGAACTGGCCGAGGTGACCCGTACCGTTGCCTTGGCAACTGCTCTCTCCGGGTCGTCGGCCAGCGAGGCCAGCGCCGGGTTGCAGCAATTTGCCCAGGCCATGGCCTCGAACCGTTTGGGCGGTGACGAGTTGCGCTCGGTCCTGGAAAACATGCCCCTGCTTACCAAGGTCTTCGTTGACGCCGCCGGCGGATCCATTGCCACGCTGCGCGAAATGGCGGAAAAGGGCGAGTTGACAACCCAATGGATGATCGACGCCATCAAGGCGGCCAAGGAGACCATTGAGGCCCAGGCAGCAGCTATTCCGCTGACCGTGGGCCGGGCCATGACCGATCTGCGCAACGAGGCTTCAAAATATGTCACCTCGGTCGATCAGACCACCGGCGCCACCGATACGCTGGCCGTCTCTATCCAGTGGCTCGGGCAGAACCTCGACATGGTGGCCAAGGGTGGGGCCATGGCTTTGGCCATTGCGCTTTCGATTCTGGCAGGGAGAGGCTTGGCCGCTGCTGCCGCTGGTGTCGGCAGTTTTGTTGGACGGCTTGGAGCATTGAGCATTGCCGCGACCGCCAGCGGCACCGCCGTGTCTTCCGCTGCTGCATATATGAGCGGATCGTATACCGCCGCGACGACCACCGCCGCAGCTGCTACCGCATCCCGCCTGATGCCCGCCCTGCTTGGTCTTGTCAATCCGATCACGGCCATCACCACCGTGCTCGGCATCGGTGCTGCCGCCTGGGCCTTATGGGCCGAGAAGGCCAACGACGCGGTTGGTGATGCCGAGAAGCGCCTGGCGGAGATCAAGCGCATCAATCAGATGCTCAAGGAGCAATCCGATCCGGGTATCAAGCTGCAAGAAGCCTCGGCCCGAATCATCCAGAGCAAGGCTGAGGTTGCCAAGCTGGAGCAGGAGTTGCGCGAGGTGTATTCCGGCGAGGGCATTGGCGATCTGAACGCCGACATTAAGCTAGCCGAGGCCAAGCTGGAACGGTCCAAGAAAACGCTTGCCCTCCATGAGCAGGAATACGAGGCCGTTCAGGAGAATATCAAGATTTCCGCCGAGCAGCGCGGGGCCAAGGAAATCGCGGTGGAGTTGTCGGTCACCGACGAGATCAAGAAGCAAAACGAAGAGCGCCGCAAGATCACCGCATCACAGTTGGAAAACGACCTGGCCGAGATTGAACAAAAACGGCAGGCCGAACTGAAGGCCAGCGAATCGCGTTTTCAAGGTGAGGATCGGGTGCGGGTACAGCAGGCCATCAACGCCCGTTTCGATACCGCCGCCGCCCAGGCCAAAAAGGAAGCGGCCGAAGCCGAATCAAAGAAAGCGGATGCCGCTGCCCGCAAGGCCGAGGCCGAGGCCAAACGCCGCGAGCGGGAGATGCTGAAAGAGGAGAGGCTCCAAGGCAAGATCGATATCGAGAAGCTGCGTGCCCAGAGCGAGGCCAACATCCTGGCGCTCGAAGAGCAAAAGATTGCCGCTGAAAACAGCGGGTCCGAATTGGAGCGCGCGGAAAAGCTGTTGAAGATCAACGAGAAGATCCATCAGGAAAAGCTGGATTTGCTCGAAGCTGAAAAGAAGCGGATCAGCGAGGACCCGAGCAAGAGCGAGGCCGATGTCATCCGGGCAGAGTCCGCGATCCTCAAGGAGAAGATAGCCGGAATTCAGCAGAAACACCGCGACCTGGCCGATATCGCCCAGGCCAGCCTGACAGAGGTCGAAGAGGCATGGCGGAGCGGGACCGCCTCGGTGAATCAGTATATCGCCGCCCTCGAAGCCGCGAACAAGGCCGGAGTGCTGACCGACAAGCAGCTAAAAGAGAAAAAGATCGGCGCAGGTGACAACATGTGGGCCGCCTTTGGGCAAGGCATCTCCAATGCTCGAGCACGCATGCAGTCCGATGGCGAGATGATGATCTATATCGGCGAGAACATCGGAAACCAAATCTCCGATGGCCTAGTCTCTGCCTGGGACAGTTTCATCACCAGATCGAAATCCGCCAAGGAGGCTCTGGTCGATTTCGCACGCTCCACCATCTCCTGGCTCTCCCAGGTGATCCTCAAGCAAATGCTCATGAGCGCCCTGATGGGCGCGCCCGGAACCACCGGAGGCGGCCTGTTCGGCATGCTCGGCCTTGCTGACGGTGGCGCGGTGCAGGCCCTGGCCAGCGGCGGCTCGGTCGCGGGCAGGAGCCCGTCCAAGACCGCCGACAATATCCCCATCTGGGCCACGGCCGGCGAGTTTATGCAGCCGGTGCGCGCGGTCGATTACTACGGCCTAGCCTTCATGGAGCGCATCCGCCAGCTCCAGTTTCCACGTCACATCGCCCACGCCCTGGCCGGCGGCACCATCCCGTCTATCCCCTCGGGCTTTCGCCTCGCCCAGGGTGGTGCGGTTCCCGGTCAAGCTCCTGCTACCACGGTCAAGGCCGGCGACACCAGGCTGCGGGTCATCAACGTGCTCGACCGCAACATGGTGGGCGACTACTTGCGGACCGCCGACGGCGAGACCGCCATCATCAACATGATCCGCCGCAACGGCTCCACCGTCAACACTATCCTCGGAAGGTAGACCATGGCCTACACCAGCGGCACCGCCGCCAACTACAAAGACCTCCTCGCCATCCTGGCCACCTTCGCCGCCGCCAATGGGTGGTCGATCCTGGAGCAGAGTGCCACCAGGGTCTATTTCAAGGGAACCGGCCTGGCGGGCCTTGATGAAATCTACTGTGGCATTGAAACATACGAGGTCCCGGCCAGTGGTATCTACAACTGGGAACTGATGGGATCATGGGGGTGGCGCTCGGGAAGAAACCTGGAAGCGCATCCCAGGTCAAGCGGGGACGACAAGGTTTTCTTGTATCTGTGGAACTCGTCCATTCCGTACCGGATGGTCGCCACGCCACGGAGAATCATCATGGTGGCCAAGGTCAGCACGGTCTACCAGTTCCTGCATTTGGGATTGATCAACCCGATAGGCACGGATGCCCAGTATCCCTATCCTCTTTTGATCGGCGGATGCGGGTACAGCAAGAACCAGAATTACACGATGACGGGCGCTTCTAACGCGGCCTTCTGGGGCAACCAGGGGCAGGCGGCCATGCTGTCTTTTCCAGGTGGGTATTGGGGATACAGCTTCAATATCGGCAGCGCCGGCCAGCAATCCTTCAGGGTGTTGTCGTTCCACGAAGGGTACAACACCAATATCTATCCGGCTCTTGACGGGTCATACATGCTGGAGCCTTTCTACCTGGTCGACTACAACCGATCAAGCATCTACGGCAACATCGATGGACTGTATCGTCTTTCCGGATACAACAACACTCCGGAGAATATCGTCACTGTTTCCGGCGTCAATTACATGGTTTTCCCCGATGTGTACCGCCTGACCGTGGATGCCTTCTGCGCCTTGAGGATGAATTGATGGCTCTCTATCAAAATACCACCTTTGCAACGACCAATCAGCTTGTCACCGACATCAAGAATTTCCTGTCCACAAACGGATGGACGATTGACCTGGATACAACCTATGGCAGTTACAACCGGATCCATATTCACAAGGGTGGAAACCATTTTGAAATATATGGAACCTCGACAGCAGCCATCACCATGTATGCCTGTACCGGCTACAACTCGGGCAGCGCCCCGAATGCGCAGCCGGGTGTCAGCTATCAAAAAAACTTTGGCTATTTGGCTACCGGCTCTCTCGTCTGCCTGGTGAGCTGCGGCAACTCCGCCTATTTTGGGGCCACGTATAACGGCCCGACCGGGACGTGGATGTGGGCGATGATTGGGACTGTCGAGACCAAGTTCGGGGCATGGAACGGCGGGCAGTTGGCTGTAGGAATTGCGGGCACCACCTGTTTTGGCACGAACATAGGCAACAGCTCCGGCGGATGCGGGCAGGTGTGGATTGAGGGCGCATGGAGTCACACGCCCTCAACCAGCCTTGTTGTCAATGGGATCTATGCCTTGTGGTCGAGTGCCGTCTCCTTGACTTCAAAAGGCCCGAATGACTTCAATGCGGCGATTGTCCCGTTCCCCATTGTTCTTTTCCGGATTAACGCCTCCACCACCTCGTTTTACCATCCATTAGGCTACTTGCCCGGAATCTATAATGTCAGAGCCGGCGACCTGTACTCTATCGGCGATATCATTGTCACCGGCGCCGACCAATACCTGTTGATGCCGGCAAACGCCGCAGGGCTCAACCAAGGCAACGGATACGACTTCCTCTTCAAGCTGTCTGCATAGGAGAACATCATGGCATTGCAATCAGTGGCCTATGGCTCGCAGGCGGCCACCATTTCCACCGAGCACTCATTGACCCAACAAACCGGAATCGGCATCTACGTTTTGCTGGTCGATACATCGGCCATGCAGTCCGGCGATACCGTGGCGCTCAAGATCAAGACCAAGCGGCACACCGGCGACAGTTCGGTCTTGGCCTACACCTTCACCTTCACCGGGGTACAGACCGAGCCCAACAAATACAGCGTGCCGGTGCCGATCGACACCGAGATTATCTGCACTCTCGCCCAGACCGCCGGCACGGGCCGGACCTTCCCCTGGAAGTTGTTGAGAGCGTAAGCGATGACCAACGAGGAAATCCTCAAGCATTCGCTCCTGATCACGCAGGGGATCGTCTACGGCGATACCGTCCCGGTCATGCCGTATTACGACTTCCCTGAGAAATCGAGCAACATCGACCAATGGGGAAGCCCGGTTTGGCGGCTGAGTGGATTTCCGAAAGCCGTCACCGCGCAAGCCAACCATGCGGGGACGATGACCGATTGTGGCCCGGTGCAGTTTATCACCTGGGCGGGTTCGGCCAAGGTAGGCATCACCGGGTCGGAATGGTGGGAGCAGTGCATGACTCTTTTCATGAGGCATGTCTGACATGGCTTCGGGAACCATCGTCGCCCCTTTGATCCAAGGCCTTTCCGGTTTGTCCGGCAGAACGGTCAACTATGCTGCCCAGGGGTTTGTGCTCGGACTGCCACCGCAGCGCGATGTCGGCTACGTCACCGATCATGCCTATGTAACCATCTATTTGTGGAACGGTACGGTTGATGATGCGGTGTTGATCTCGGTGAGCGGCGACGCCGAGGCTGAAGGGATCACCTGGGATGTCGCCACACCTGTGGTCGTTGTGGCCAAGGGATCGCAACGGGTCGTCCTTGACGTTTCCATCGACGGCCCCCTGGTCATTGATGCCCTGGTCACGTTCGTCTCATCCTGCAACACCATCGTGCTCCATCTCACTGGCACCCGTGCTCCGCATCTCTCCGGCGATGTCGGCTACCTGTTCGTGCCGCACAACTGGGAGGAGGGGTTGCACGAGTCGCTGGCCTGGAAGACGGAGGTGCTGATCGCCCACGACCGCACCGAGCAGCGCATCCAGTTGCGCACCCATCCGCGAAGAAATTGGGACCTGCGGCTGCTTGTTTCCGGTGCCATGCGGCGCAAACTCGACACTTGGCTCGGCCTGCGCAAGACCCGCTATCTCTTTGCCCCGGTGTGGCGGGACGTGTCTTGGTTGGAGACAGGCATTAATGCCGGCGAGACCACCATTGCCATCAAGCCGGAGTTTCTTGACTATGCCGTTGGCCGGTGGGTGGCGGTGTTTGATGGGGAGGACCATTTCGAGATTCGCACCGTGACCGGCATCGGGGCGAACTTCATTGCGATTGATTCGGGGTTCGAGCAGGACTGGCCAGCCGGTAGCCTGGTGGCGCCCTGCCGTTACGGCCTGGCCCTGGAGCAGCGGCGGGTTACACGGTTCACGGAAGAGGTGGCCGACTGGCGGATCCGGTTCGAGGCCCAGGGCGAAACCCTGATGCCCGAGGTCGAGAGCCCGGAGTTGTACCGGGAACTGCCCGTCTGCCCCTTTGTGCCGGACTGGGATGGCGGGGAGGAGGGCCGGGACAACAAATGGGTGCGGCTCGACAACGACACCGGGGTGATCGAGTATGACATCCAATCCATCGAGCCAGTGTTGACCCGCGAGGTTTCCTTCCTCCTGATCGGCCGGGACCGGATCGACCTCTTCCTCCGCTTCCTGTTCGGCCGTGCCGGGCGCAAAGTTCCGTTCTGGCTGGCGGGCGCCGACCGGGGCTTTGAGCTGGCCGCGCCGGCTGCTGCGGGTGACACCACCCTGACCATTGATCCCATCGACTACGAGTATGCCCTCTCTGGCAGCCCGGCCCGGTCGCATATCGAGTTGGCAACGATCGATGGCGCGAGGATTCGGCGGATGATCGTCGGCGTCGAGACCCTGCCCAGTGGCCACGAGAAGCTGACCCTGGACAGCGGGTTGCCGGTCGCTGTCGCCTCCACCTCGCTCAACCGCTGCGCCTGGCTGGAGCTGTGCCGGCTGGATGCCGATGCGATCGATCTCCATTGGGTGGGTTGGGACTGCCTGGAGGTCAAGTTGCCGGTGGTGGCCTTGCCATGAGTTATACCGCGCGCGAACAGTCCGGGTACGACGGTCATCCGCTGCTGCTGTTCCGGTTCAGCCTGGGCGAGTCCCAATGGCTCTACACTTCGGCCGACCATGTGGTGGCCATGGGCGAGGATGAATATCAACCGATCTACATCAAGGGCGGCCGGATCGTGCGCTGCGGCGATGCCCGCAAGTCGACCCTGGAAATCGAGGTGGCGGCCCAGAACCCGGTGGCCCTGGTCTTTTTGCCCGGCTGGATCGGCGGGCTCATGCTGGTGACCGTCTATCGCCACCACTACGAGGACGCGGACTTCTCGGTCCAATGGAAAGGAAGGGTGGTGAGCTGCAAATGGGCCGGATCCGTGGCCACGCTCTCCTGCGATTCCGCTTTCACCTTGTTCCGCCGGGCCGGATTGCGCCGGAATTACCAGCCGGGTTGCCCCCATGTGCTCTTCGGGCCGGGCTGCACGGTCAATGCCGACCTGCACCGGGTCGCGGCCACAGTCACGGCGGTCTCCGGCAATGCGCTGACCATCGCCGAGCTGGGCGCCTGGGCGGCGGGGTACTTCACCGGCGGCATGCTCAGGTTCGGCAGCGATTACCGGATGATCACCGGGCATGTCGGCAACGCCATCACCACCCTCGATGCTGTCCCCAATTTGGTCGAAGGCTCGGCGGTGGAGCTGTGGCCGGGCTGTGCCAGGGATATGGCTACCTGCCACGACAAGTTCAACAACCTGGACAATTTCGGCGGCCTGCCGTTCTTGCCCAGGAAGAATCCCTTTTCCGGCGACGCCCTGGTGTAGGAGGAGATTGAAAAAATGTGGCAACTGGTGGTCTGGATCGGTCTGCAGATTATTTCTTCCCTGCTGTTTCGGCCCAAGGGGGCATCGCAAACAACGGTGACGCCGGGCGAGGTGGAGGGGGCCACGGTCGACGCTTCTTCCCCGGTTCCGGTGCTGTTCGGCACCCGGTTGATGGCCACGCCCAACTGTGTCTGGTATGGCGATGTCGGCACCACCGCCATCGTCAAGTGCGGAGGCGGCAAGAAATGAGGGTGACGGTGACCATCCAGCATCTACGGGCCTTGGGCTACTGTAACCGGGGCCTGCGCAAGTGGTTTGCCGAACGGGGTATCGGTTGGCCCGAGTTCCTGGAAGAGGGTGTGGATGCCGGTTATCTCCGGGCCACCGGTGACGCCATGGCGATCGCGGCCGCCGATCTGGCGGAAGCCGAGGCACTGCTGGCAGCACGAGCAGGCGCTGTCAAGCGCGGAGGTTGCGTCTGATGGGCGGAGGTGGTGAACAATGCTCGACCGTCGGCTACCGCTACTTTGCTGGCCTGCACCTGATCTTCTGCCATGCCGTCGACCGGCTGCTCCGGATCAGGGTGGGGGAGAAGGTGGCCTGGAGCGGGTTGATCACCGGCAACACCTCGGTATACATCGACCAGCCCAACCTGTTCGGCGGCGAGGATCGGGAAGGCGGGGTGCGGGGCACGGTGGACATTTGTTTCGGCGGTCCCGCCCAGGGCCGCAACAGCTATCTGCAGTCCTTGCTCGGTGCCAACATCCCGGCCTATCGCGGCCTGTTCGGCCTGGTGGCCAGGAAATGCATGCTGGCGGCCAACAATCCCTACATCAAGGAATGGTCCATCCTGGCTCAGCGCACCGTCATCGGCTGGCGGGACGACCTAGCCGGGATCACCGCGCCGGACGGGTTTGTGGACATGAACCCGGCCCACATCATCCTTGAGACCCTGACCAACACCACCTGGGGCGGGTTGGGCTATCCCCTGACCGACATTGACCTGGCCAGCTTCCAGACCGCTGCCAACCTACTGGCGGCCGAACAGTTCGGGCTCAGCCTGATCTGGGCGCGGAACACCAGTGTCGAGGATTTTCTCCAGCTCATCCTGGACCATATCGATGGGGCGCTGTTCTTCTCCCATGCCACCGGCCTGTTGACCTTGAAGCTGATCCGCAACGACTACAACGTCGGCGCCATTCCGGCATTGAACGAGAGCAACATCATGGAGCTGGTCGACTTCACCGCCCCCAACGATACCGAGGTGGTCAACCAGGTGGTGGTCAACTATGTCGATCGCGACAACCAGCCCGGCGCGGTGACCGTGCAGGATATAGCCGGCATCGCCAGGATGAACGGCCAGGTCAACGTCAGGACGCTCGATTTTGTCGGCATCTCCAACAGCACCCTCGCATCAAGGGTGGCTTCGCGGGAGTTGCAGCAACTCGCCATGCCGATCGCAAGCGTCACCCTGGTGATCAACCGCATCCACTCCGCCCTGGAGCCGGGCGACTGCTTTGCCTTCAATTGGGGGCCGTTGGGTGTGGCCAACATGGTCATGCGGGTCAGCCAGGTGGAGTTCGATGCCCATGCCGACCAGTCCATCCGGATCACCGGGGTGCGCGATGTCTACGGTCTGGGGGCGGTGGCGTTCACCACTCCAGCCGACAGCCTGTGGTCCGCCCCGGAGAGTCAGCCGGCCGATGCGGTCCAGATCCGGCTGGCGGAGATCACCTGGTGGCAGTTCGTCCGCGAGTATGCCGGCGACAGCACTTCCGTCCTGGCCGAACTGGATGACAGCTCGACCCTAGTTACCTGCTGCTGCGGCCGGCCCAGTTCCGATGCCCTCAATTATGAGATGTGGACCCGGAACGTCGGCGCTGCCGAATGGGGCAAGAAGGATGTCGACTCCTTCCCTTTTGTCAGCCCGATCGATGCGGATTTGGTGCCCGAGATCGAGAGCATTATCACCCTGGCCGCGCCGCTCGATCCTGACCTGGTCAAGGTGGGCACCTATGCCTTCCTGGGGGCCGCCGACCAACCCAACGAGATCGTGGCCGTGCTGGCCGTCGGTACCGGGGCCAACACCGTGACCGTGGCCAGGGGAGTGCTCGATACCATTCCCTTGCCGCACGAAGTCGGCGTCGTGATCTGGTTCTGTCAGGGATTTTTCGGCCTGGACAAGGAAGAGCGGGCCGTGGGCGAAAGCGTGGAAGTGCGGATCCTGCCCTCCACCAGTCTGGGCCGGTTGGCGATCGAAGACGCTACGACCACCACCATTGCCTGCGCCGGCCGGATGATGCGGCCGTATCCGCCGGGGAATGTCCGGATCAACGGCAGTCGCTGGCCGGCCAGCATCGGGGCCACCGCTGAACTGGCCGTGACCTGGGCGCACCGGGACCGCACCGTGCAGACCGTGACCCTCAATCGTCAGGATGAGGGCAACATCGGCCCGGAGGCTGGGGTGACCTATACCCTGCGCATCTATGGCGAGACCGGCACCCTGATCCGCACGGTCACCGGGATCACCGGGACCGGCTACATCTATCCCTCGGCCACGGAGATTGCCGACAGCGGCCTCGGCCGGCTCAACACCAGCCTGCGCATTGAATTGGAGAGTGTGCACGGCTCCCTGGTCAGTCTCTATAAGTGGGATCTCTCGGTCACGAGGGTGTGACCATCAACTAAGGAGGAAGACTATGCGACTCGTTGCAGCTTTCGTGGTGGCCAGTCTGTTGGCGGGCTGTGTGACCAAGATCGAAAACACCTATTACGTCCAGGGCGATCATAATCAGATCAAAGCTACGGATACCGCCAGCGCCACGCCCACCAACCGCGACTTGGTGGATGTGGTTGGCTCCGGTTATGGCGCGGCGACGCAAGGAGTAAAATGATGCAGGCCACCACGCTAAAACTTGTCACTATCCTTTTTTGCCTGACCTTTGCCGTCACCTGGGCCGTGATTTCCATCGCCAACGGAGTGATGTATGAGCCACCGAACTCGATTCAACTGTTCATCGGTGCCTTGATCTCAGGGAAGTATCTGGACAGCCGCTGGAAGGATCGTGGCAAAACCGACAAACCATGAACCGGGGAAAGCGCATGGACGACAAGATGGACGAATATGTGGGGCCTGAGCGGCGGGTTTGCACCCATCATTCGGGAGTGGATACCAAGTTGACGATTTTCAACTGGCTTCTCGGCCTGTTGATTGCCGCCATTTTGGGCAGCTCGGCCACCTTGGCTGGCATTCTCCAGGGGGTGAACAGAGGCATGGCCGATATCAACGTGAAATTTGCCGAACTGCGCTCGGATAAGGCTCTCAACGACGCGACCCATCAGCGGATCTACGAGCGAATCGCCGATCTGGAACGCAGAGATAGGGAGAAACGGCCATGATCACCCTCAATCCCCCCTATTCCGGAACCATGGCGCCGGTGGAAGCGGACGTCGCCTTGGAAGAAGGCTTCCGGCAGGAGGTGTATCGTTGCCCGGCCGGGAAATTGACCATCGGTTACGGGTACAATATCAGCGCCGGCATGCCCAAGGATGAGGCCCTGGTGCTGATGCGCTACCGGCTCGTGAAATTGCACGCCGCCCTGGCAAAACGGTTTGCCTGGTACATCGATGCCACGGAAGTCCGTCAGAGGGCGATCCTGAACATGGCCTATCAATTGGGATTCGAGGGGCTGCTGGAGTTCAGAAAGATGCTGGCGTCCTGTGCGGCTGGTGACTGGTCCACCGCAGCTGACCATGCCCTCGACAGCAAATGGGCCACAATCGACGCCCAGTCCAGGGCGGCCCGCGTCGCCACCATGTTACGGCGGGGATAACCAAAAAAAAAGCCGTAGCGTGAATTTGCTACGGCTTTTTCCGAGTGTCAAATAGTGTCAATTTTCCAATTTAAACCAATTGACTAACCCCTTGTTTTTATGGTGCTCCAGGCAGGATTCGAACCTGCGGCACCAGGATTAGGAATCCTGATCAAATACAATGAAATTGAATAGTTGCAAATAATTGTCGTAATTTTGGGCGCATTTTTCTCGAATCGGTACTCGGAAAATCCTATTCCTGATTCTGGCGATCATAACGCTTTTTCAGGAACATTGCTCAGCAGATAACCGTTGATACTTCGCCGCCCCCCTCCCGATTGTCCTCGGATCTTACGCGCACTCAGTTTGGGCACCCAGTTCCGGGTTTTCAGCAACATCCGGCGGTCATGCGGGGAACACAGCGAAAAAACTAGACTTCACTTCCTCGGTCCCTTTACTTTCTTCTTAAGCAGCATTCCTTCCAGTTGCCCCAATCTCTCTTCTATCGCCTTCAATTGAAGGTCAAGCACCTGATTCGCTCTGCTCGTCGCAATTGACTTGTGATAGGTGTCAATTATCCTGGACAACAAATCGCTGTATTCCGTTCCCGATTCAAGAATCTCCATAACCTTCAGAACTTTTTCCGAGATTTTTGATCCGCAATCGCCCTCCCCTTGAGGCTTGTTGTTTTCGACAACAGCTTTTACCTCTGACGATTTCTGGGATACCGGAACGACCGGTTCCTCCTCTGCCACGTTTTTCCCTTCCTGGATGCTTCGCCCAAGAGTCAGCATCTCCTCGTACGTCATCCCGAAATGGGTGGCAATCCTCGCCCGAATGTCCTCCGCCCCTGGTTTGCGCCCTTTAATAATCGCATTGAGGTAGCCACGGTCGATATTCTGAGCAATCGACAGTCGGACTTGCGCCCCTCGACCTTCCTGACCAAGCAGGTGGTTTAGGGCCACACGAAATTGGCTGGGTATGGAGTTGATCATTATTAAAAATAGATCAAATGATCAATTTTTAAAAGGGAAAAATGCGACTCCCATGAATTGTTAAGAAACTTGCCTAAAAATCACTTTGCCTTTCTGCTAACTCCTCATGGCATGGGATTATTTAGTCCCATAATTGTAAACCGATAGCACCGAGTGCTTAAGGAAAAGCATCACCATGAAGACATTCAAATGTCGCAGTTGTCATCGTGAACGACCGGCAAACCCCAAAGTCAAAGAACAAAACTATTGCGGCAGGGCGGACTGCCAACGAGCCCGAAGACGCGAATGGCAACGCAAAAAAATGGCCACCGATCCGGACTACAGAGAAAATCAACGTAACTCTCAGAAACAATGGCAGGAAAAGAATCCTGACTACTGGCGTAATTACCGTAAAAATCGTCAAAATCCCCTTCTGGTCGCACCTTTGCCACAGCTTGCAAAGATGGACACATTGCTGCCGAATTTCCACATTATATCATGAGGATACGGCAACGCGTCCCTTAAGTTCTGCATCGTCAAGATGGATGCGATACGTGCCCAAATAATCACGCTTTTAGCAAGTTACCCTGGTGCAAAATAGGACTCGATAGCCATTCCCGCCGCCATTGCTACGATAGGCAACAGAAGATGAGCCCCTAACCGAATCAACAATGTATCACATTATATTTTGGTCAGTTGATGAAACAGCGTCCCCTGGCTTACCAAGTCGCCATGGAGCTCCCACACGCTGTTCATGCCAATATTGATTCGAGCGTGTTGTTAGCACAGCACGAATAAATGATCCAGGGGTCATTTATTGACCAACTGCTCATTTATTTTAATAAAAACAATATGTTGATGCGAAAAATTCGCGCTTTTTCATTGACAGCTTATCATCAACCACCTTATTTAGTTGACCATGAAGACTACCAAAAAGAAAACCACCCAGAAAGAAATCGCGAAGCAGGCTCACATCGGAGCTGATTTCCTGTCGCACATCATTTGCGGGGACCGTCGCTGTCCACCTAAAGTTGCACTTCGACTGGAGGAGGTGACCGGTATCAGCAAGGTAACCTGGGTCTGGGGCACTCCCGACGAGATCCGCAAAGCTGTCCATCAGGTATGCACACATGATACGAGACAATTCCGTAACGATTGACGAGGCTGCCCAGCTGGTCAAGTGCAGCTATCACACTATTCACCGGGCGATCAAAAAGGGTGAGTTGGCTGCCTATAAGCCGGGGAAAACGGTGCTGATTTTGGAGTCCGACCTGAATACCTGGTTCCAGAGCAAACGAATCCGAACGGTGAACGTTGGTAGACCACGCAGGAGAGTCGAGGTGGGCAAACGATGA